AGTAAGATCTGCAAGAAATTTAATATTTATAGAAGCTAATCCTGCCATTATTGTTGTTTCTTTTTATCTACTGTTTCCCAAAAGGCTTTTGTTTCTTCTGGGGTTTTTAGTGTTAATTCTTGGGCCCTTACTTCTTTTTCTTCCCAAGGAAAAGAAAGAATATCTTCTATCTTTATTTTGTCTGCTCCTTGCATAGCAACTACCGAATAATACATCTGCATTCTTGCACGTTGCCAGTGTTGCTTTTCTTTTTCTTCTTCTTTTCTTCGGTAGCCTTTTAAAACATTATCAAACTGCCGAGGCGTAAGGCTATAAAAATAATCTATAGTTAAACCAACTTCTCCAGCAGCAATAGCCTCGTAATCATCCCATGTTAGATCGGGTTCTTTATCTCCCGATCCTTCTACTTTCCCCTGCCTCTAGGCTTTGGTTTCGGGCTATCTTGCGGCATAGACTTTACAAACTCCTCTAATATTTTAGACATTAAAGCAGCATCTTTCCAAAGCACTTCTACAACATCATCTGAAGTAATAGCATCAGAATCTGAAAGCGTAGAAATACCAGCCAAAACTAAATTTCCTATAAAGCCTAATTGCTCAAATGAAGGATCAGACATTTTATCTAATTTAAAACGCTTTACCAAAGCATTAAAACCAGTTACCTTAGTTTCGCCATAATGCTCACAAACTTGTCTATAAGCGCCATAACCAAACTTTACTACATATTTTTTTGAGTTAATAGTAATATTCATAATCTTATGCTGTTGTAGATTTAGTAGAGTTTTTAACTTTTAAAGTGAAGCTATATTTTAAAACTTCATCATTCACAGAAGAAAAATTAATTTCAGACATAAAAGCATCACCACCAAACATAATATGTCCAGTTTCTCCGTCACCTATTTCATATGCCTTTATAGAATCGTCATCAAACCAAGACCACAAAGCATCAAAATCTTGTTGAGCATCTCCATCCGAATTATTAATATATCCGTTCCCAGATAAATTATAATTTTTCTTACCAGGATGAAAATCTTGATCCACATCTTTAGAGGCTAAGTCCTCAAAATCTTTTGCAGCACCAAATTCAAAATCTATTTCATGCATTAGAGTTTTAGTATCAATTTTTACTCTAAAGTTTTTTCCTTTATAAAAAGCCATAATGTTATTGTTTAATGTTAAAAATTTGTTTTATTATTTATTTATTTATGTTAAAAATTTGTTTTGTTACAACGCTCATTTTATTATCTGACGACAGCTCTGGCAAAGAGGTGGCATCTAGATAACTATAGTGATTTACAGAAGCCCCTAAGGCATTAGCTACTTCATCTGCTATAGCAATGCTTTTACTATACGTATCTGACCAGCTATATATAAAAACCTGATAAGATGCGGCCCCATCTTTTGTAATTCTACCATTGTATTTAATAGCATAATTAACAAAGCTATCTCCGTCTTCTTGCTCAGAAATTAACGCAGAAACACCATTAGCATCTAACAAAGCTTTTAACCCAGAAAACGCATTTAAATCTGCTACTATTTGTTCTGAAAAAACTCTAAGCATTGCTTAATCTGTTTATTTGTTTTTGAATATATCTTGCCATCCTTACTTCTGCATCTTTAGTAACACCACCTTTTGTTTGATCGTAAGCCTTGTCTATAAATGGGTTAGAATCTTGGTTTTTTGTTCCTCTAAGAACAAATTGCCTTGCATGAAAACCATCAGTTTTTTTAGTACTTCTAGGGCTTACATATAAAATAGCATTTTTAGACCTACGCATATTTTTCTTACCAATAGACTTTCTAGCAACACCAGCCACATAAGCGCCATAAGAACGCTTACCAACTTGTCTTTTAGTACGCGCGTAACTCTTGCCATTTACAGTTACAAAACCAGAACCAACTGGCGCCAAAGCTTTTGCAGCTTTTACTGTTGGGTTAGCAACCTGACCAAGTATTTTAAGCACTTCGCGTTTTTTAACCTTGTCATTAGACAAAGATTTTATTTTACGCTGTAGTTCTTGAAAACCTTTTATTTCTACTAGCTGCTTACTCATCTTTAGAGGCGTTTATTCTTAAAAATTTACGATGTTCTATTTCTATAGCATTCTCTATATTATAAAGAATGTCTTCATCGTCTTTTACAGACATTCCAATAGCCTTACCTTTTACTAACCGGGCATCGTACTTTACTATAAAAGACGCATCAAAAAGCGCTCTAATCTTACCATCATCTTCATCTTCTGAGGCAGATACTTCTAATTGATGAGCCCAACACGTTTTTAAAACAGACGGAACAGTTACAGGACTACCCAGAGAGTCTTTTGTATAAGACTTTTCTAGTATCTGTATTTTGTTTTTAAAATCGCCTAGCTTTACGTTCACGTTAATATTTTATTAAAGTCTGCAACAATCTTTCTGAAGCAGTGGTTTTATTTTTTACATAATCAGCCCTTAACTGATCCATAGCAACTGCCTTTAACAACACAGCTTGCTTTATTTTTTTATACGCTTTTTGCATTCCTACAGTAATACTTACTTGCACAGCATCTGGCGTAAATTCTCTTACTTCTGGTAACGTACTATTTTCTAAAAACTCTATTTTGTTTTCTACACTATCTACTCTAGAGAGCGTGTAGTTTTCTGTATCTAAAACAGTTAAGTCTCCAGTAATATAGCCAACAGGCTTGTAAGCTATTTCATCTATAGAAATTACAGTATGCAAAGAACTTGCAGTAGCCTCTAAAAAAGATTTGCCACTTATTTTGTATTTACGCTCTACAATAGCTCTATTTATATAAGACTCACACTCTTCTACAGCTGCATCTATATACCCCTGAAATAAAGTATCTTCTGGATGCTCTTCCGTTGGATCTACCTCTTTTAATTGCTGCTTAAATGCTTGTAGCGTTACAATTTCGTCTGGTGCGTGATTTAGTTCTATATAAAAAGCCATGTCCTATTTTTTAGTTACAAATTCTGCATCTTTATTCTCTACCATTTCAGCTGCCTGGTTAGCATCATGCATTACAACATCTCCTACACTATACGAGAGAAAATACTGTCCTGCAACTGAGTTTAAAATCTTAATCTTTACTTTTTTAGCTTTTGCCATTTTACTTATTTTAGCGGTTTTTAAAAAAAGGGCCTGCCCCTAAAACAGACCCCTTACTACTAACTCAAATCAAAAAACTATGAAAACTAAACTGTGAAATTTTTTCTAATTGCAAATGCTTTTTCATTTGCTACAGCAACATCATTGTAAACATTAAAAATTAATCTTGTTTTACCTTTTGTTGCTTGTGTTAACGTATCTACTATAAAAGAAACACCAGACCAAAAACCAACGGTTGCTTGTCCAAAATCTCCATAAATTAATGGATGACTTGCACCAGCATCTAAAGTTGGCACCAAAGTACTTGCAATGTGATTTCTTCCATTAAGGTTACCGCCTTCAGATAAGAAAATACCAGAACCAGCATCTTTTTTAGTGGTTTTAAGTTTCCCCATTAATGAAGGATCAGATAAGTAGTATAAATTTGCCTCTGTTGCATTTGCAGACTTAATTAAAGTTTCTAAACCAACAACATCTCCCCATGTAGGATCTGCAGCAGAACCAGTTTGTACATTTGTTGTAATAGTTGTATATAAGCCTGTTGGCGCATCACCTCCTGGGCCGTTTATAAATGCACTGGTAATAGCATTTTGAATACCGTTAGCAATTAACATTTTTACATGCGCTTCTGCTGCTGGCGTTGTTTGTATTAGCCACTGGTTAGAAATATCTACAACTCCAGAAAGTCTTCTAGGTTTTAGATCTACACCATCTATAACTACATCTGTTGGCGATACTTCTGCATTTTCTGCAACGTAACTAAACGTAAACTCATCTCCAGACAACAGTTTTAAATTACCAGTTAAACCAGTCATAACTGTTGCTCCCATTTCTTCAATTTTTAAAGAAGGTAACAACGGCATAACAGCAGAAGGCACAGTAGCAACAAACTCACCACCTTTTGTACCAGAATCTCCTGTTACTGTTTGCGCTCTTTGATTCATTAACATTTCTGAAGGAATTGCAA